TTTATACCCATGTGGAGATCATCAAGCTTTTATCAGTAGTAACGTGCAGTTACTCGAGTCCTCTTTTGGACTCTATTTAGGAATGATAACATAAACTCAATTTAGTCGTCGATGTCTCTGTTGGGTCATTCCCAATAGAGTTATACAATTACTTTGAGTTTCGAGTTACATCACTATTTAGAGTCCCGTTTTTATGCGAAACGACTCGTTTAGTTTTACGTTTATTACTGGTAAGTTTGTGATCTGACCCAGTTTTTCTATCTATTCAGTGTTTTGCTAACCATGCAATTATAGTCGCACTGTCTACGCTTAAAGCAAGACTTAGTTTTAGGTGCAAATTTAAATATAAAGAATTCTAGGCTTTGAACTTCCTATTATTTGTCCGATAATTTGTTTTCGCCCCGGACCGGGCGATTTCCTTCTCAATTTATTGAGAGAAATCATAAATATGCTGATTACTGATCACGTGGAAGCATATAAATATGTCCACATGAACTATGTCATAATCAATGACACTATAAGACCTTTTCTCGTTATGAAAGAGAATTAGGCATATCCGAAGGTGCACGTGCTCCCAAAATAGGCCGGATTATAGACCTATCGAAGCACGCTATAATGTACTCTCCTAACGGAAGTACGGGAGGGGGAAGTAATTTTCCTCGTTCCAGTGACCAATGTCACGAAATGAAGACCCCTGACTCTTTTGTCAGTGGCACCGCTATGGCCAGCGGTAAGGCCGTTCCTGATGTACATTCGAACTTTAGTTCGTCTCAATTCATCACTGTTCCCGTTCAGACACGCCAGGATAACGTGGAGGCACCCCAGGCCAAACAGGGTACCGATTTTCAGGCGCAAGCCCCTACTTACTTTCCTTCTAAGCAAGATAATCGCGATAAATTCGCGAAAAACTCTGCTTCGTCTAAGAAGGAAGCTAAGAAAAATCTCATTCGTTCTAAGGGATTTGATAATCCCAAGAAACAGAACGAAAAACAAAAGAACAATAAAACGAAATATGTTCACCAATCTTTGTTGGAAGCTCTTTATCCAACAGGACTTCTTGATCAGGTTAAAACTACTGTACTTAATTTACAAGTTGATGCCAATATGTCAGAAGTCATGAACCTATTAGAAAATTTAGGTTTATTGTCTTATTCTATCCCTCGCTGCTCCTCTAAAAAGGAAGTAGCCGTCCAATTGGGATTGGCTTTAAAGACTATGTACCATTCGTCTGTTATTGAAGCCGTTCTTGATAATGCTCCGATTATGGAGTATATCAAAAATATTTTTGGTTACAACATCTTCCATCCTCAATCGGGAGATGCTGAAGACCAGGATTGGTTATCTTATTTACCAAATCTTAAGGAGAATTGGAATATTATTCGTAATGCTCCTGTATTTGAAAAGATTTCCAATCTTATTTCCGTTGCTGCATCTATTGGACTATGTAGCGTTACCAACCTCTCATGGAGTGTGAAAGGTATCGAGCTTTTTAGACTTGGAAGTATTAGAAAGCATGTTAGTGCCATGGACTTTTTTGGCGCCATGCTCGACACCGTTGTCACATTTATTGAGGGAGGTTATGAGTGTTTTCGCCAGAAGTCACTCGCTCCTTTGTTGTTTACAACTGACGCTGGAGCTGAATTTGATGAGTTGTATTTTACTTGCTTGGAAATTCATCAGCATGCAATGATCTTTAATTTGGCAGCTAACCCTGTCAAGTATAAAGGAGAATTGCAGATTATTTCTGATTTGCAGTATACTGCCATGCTTGAAGAAGCAGTGGAAATGGCAGATTCTGCTTATAAATCAGCCAAAGGCACATGGCAGGCATCTGTTCTCGAAAAACGCTTGATTACATTGCGTACTCAACGTTCTGAGTATAGTGCTCGCCGTATCGATGGTTCTCTCCGTTATGCTCCTTATACAATTTATGTGTGGGGCAAATCGGGAGTTGGTAAATCAACCATCTCTCAGTTGGTGATGAGTGATTGTCTTTATGTATCTGGTGCCGATCCAGATCCAAAGTACACTGCCACTCTTAAGGAATCTGATAAATTTGATTCCACGTTGAAGAGTGATACTCAGGGTATTTTCCTTGATGATATGGGTAACACCAAAATTGATTTCCTCGATCGTTCTCCTTGTGAACGGTTGATTGATATTAATAATAATATGGTGACCTATGCCAACAAGGCAGATCTTCATGAGAAAGGAAAGATTGAAATCCGCCCTCACGTATTTGTGATTTCAAGTAATGCTCCTTTGGCTGATCATGCCAGGAGATGTTCTATTGAACCTTTTTCTATTGTACGTCGTGGGGACGTGCATGTCAATGTTCCGGTTAAACCCGAATATGCTCTTTTGGACGGACGCTTGAATACCAAGAAAGCGAATGCCGATTTTCCCGAGGAGACTTTTGAAACAGATGTTTGGGATTTGACTGTATATGTTCCAAATGGTGATCGTAAGAAGTTAATGTTAGGTCCCGTCAATCATGGCATTAGGGACACTCACATGAATATTCATGAACTTCTTGAATATGTCACTAGCGATTGCTTGG